AACAAACATCGAAATCGCGGTCGTTTAATTAAAAACGATATTCGATGAAAAACAAATGGAAAAATTTACAAATTTAAAAATTCTTACACTGATTTAGTATAAAAATTATAAAAGAAAGTGTTACCTGAAGCAGCTGGCTTAGTAGCTTTGGGTCCTACAATGGAAATTCCCAAAGGATAGTTTAAGTCTGCACCTAACCATCTGGGTGTCGCTCCATCCAAATAAGCTGGTATAATCACTGTTGGGACAAAAACTTGATAGCCATGCCTAGCTACATCATCATAACTGACATAAGCGGCAATATTTACGCCTACTACGGTACTATTAGTTACTGCCATCGGAGGTATAAAAATAACAATATGTCCTAAAGCACTAGTACTAGATTGTGCAAGATAAGAAGACGTCACTCGAGATATCTTCGTTACGTCACCATAAAATTTATAAGGACTCATATTTGGGATTTCAAATTCCAAAATAGAAGTGGAGTCTGGCACGTAACTTATATCGCCTCCCGAATCGTTATATGCACTAAAGTAGCCCGCCGTAGCATAGTTTGCTCTCTCAACTGTAGGACATTGTACTGAAAAAGACGAATCAAACAATGAGGTTGAAGTAGTTAAATTCTGATACATAGCTGCATTGGTCACAACGGCATTAGGCGTAATAGTTCTAGAACGAGGAATGCAGGACAAATAAATAGCATCTCCCGACGAAACTTCTAAAGCTGTAAAACCGGGAGGTACATACCAAGCACTAGCGGATGAACATCCGGTGACTACGATTTTAAAACGTGATCCACCTGAACATCCTAAATACATTTTAGACAATAAGTCTAAAGTTGAGGCCACACTGTCACTCACAGGTGAATTAATTAATTGTGTCCTCTGGCCTAAAAGATCAGCAATATCCAAAGTTATCAAACCATTAGTAGCTGACACTGATGCAGAAGTGAGACCCCTTCTATACACCTTATAAAAACGCCTTATATGATCTCTTAGACTAGTAACAGGTCTAAAATCAGGAGATATAATAGAAGTATCTTTATTCTCAGAAGCTGTCAATTCATCCTGAGAACTCTCCGGGACCGGAGCTGACGCCGATTGAGGCTCTATTTTAGATGCTCTTAACCTATCTATGGAAAACATTAAACCTTCTTCTTCAGGAGGATCTTCAGTTGGAATTTCAGACAACACGTTCTGATAATATAATCTCATAGGATTAACGGCATAACCATAAAATTGGAAGTCATCGCAAAGAGAAATATAAACGTTAAATGACACTGAAGTTGCCACTGTACCATTTGTCACAAGTGGTTGATTTAAATAGATATAATACATACCATGTTGAGCTGCATTGCTCTCCCAATCCAACAAACAAGGAAGTTGGTTCATTTGAGAAACGTAAGGCATCTCTACAGTCTGTATTTGCCCTCCTGCTGAAAACTCTAAGAATTCAGTCATCAAATTCGGCACAGAAGAAAACGTCGGATAAGTTCGCATAGCTTGAGTTCTAACTGAATAATCTCTTGCAACAGCTAACTTACAAAAATGAAAATTTGACATATTAGCTTGAAGGTGGATTTTAATTCCACCTCTCCAGTATCTATGAACATAAGACAAAATTTGCTGTATATTGTTAAAAGAACAAGTATTAATGGTTTCTGAAGCTGCATTAACATATGAAATTGATTCAAACTGTTGACAAGGAGTTATAGGTCTCGACCAACACAAAGTTCCCGCAGAATCCGCTGTGTTAATAACAAAACTACCGATATATTGAGGTTTTGATCCTAAATACTTAATATCCATCTCATCTTGAGATGTTTCAAATATAAAATCTTTACAAATTCGATCATGATTTCCGAAATTATCCATTTTATCGAAACGAACCGGTACATCAGTGGTATTCGCCACATTTCGCGATTGAACATAATTTTTACTTTGTAACATAGGATAGTTCGGTGAATGAAGTCCTGTATATTGCCTCACTCCACTACGAGCTGCATCCAAAACATCTCCTGAGAGTTTCCTAACAGTCGAAAACATCCCATCAATTGCCTTAGTTCCGGCCTTCTTCAAATCATCTACAAGACCTTGAGGCTCTAAATCCAACAAAGGAGGGACTGGAATATGAACATAACTCACATCAGTGTGAGGAGCATAAAATTCTACGTCATCAAAGACAACATGCATAGACATGCTAACAGAAGTCGTTCCTCCCGTAGGAGCTACTAAAGGATTCAGAATCATAATGGCAACCTCTGAGTAATCTGTTCCTGTAAAGTTAAAATTATAAGTCTTACGATCTAAATCTGTTTTATCAAGAGGAGAATTAACATAAAATGGAATTCGCAACCTTGCAGACGTTTGCTCATTAGCATTTAAAAATACATGAGGAGCAGCCATTAGTGAGTTAAGCGATTTAGAAGACCCAACATACGAAGGGTCCGAGGCAAAACCTATTGGCATGGCCGCCGCTATTAAAATTCCTTGATGCATCGGAGTACCAGCTACTTGTAAAAGCACAGAAATCTTTGCTCTATACAAAGTAGCGGACTCAAATGGTATCTTTGCTAACGCATTATTGAATATATCCAAAGGTATTCGAGTCACATCCAATATGGAAAACTGATTACCTGTAGCAGGCCAATTCACATTCTTAATAAAATAAGGCTTATTCAAGATCCTAGAATAATCCATCAGAAGTGATGGATCTATACTAGTTAACCTATACTTCTTATCATAGACAAAATCAGGCTCTATTACAGAGCGTGTTCTAACTTGAGAATAAAAATTTGATGAAACGGTATTAACGCTTGTTATACCATCTATATTTTGATTCATATACGTTATATCATCATCTAACGTATCTGAATAATTATTATTATTACTATTATTATTATTATTAGTAGTGGCTTTATTATTTTAAAACGAAGACCATTTACCACCATAAATGATTAACATCGTTTTGATCAAAAATTTTTGCAAAGTTATTATACTTTGCTAAAACACCTTTTACTTATGCGCTTACTACTTGATCTAAAATAGTAATTTTATAAACGCTTATAAAAGGAGAAAATAAAATATAAAATTATAAAACTATATTTGAACCAAAACTTGGTTCAATTAAACAAGTTATAAACAAATATTAGCACCAAAACTTGGTTCATAATCAGAATCATCAGAATACAAATCCAAAAGATATGATAACGGTAATTCATTAAGAGTCCAATTTCTACTAGCTAAACGATTCTTAAAATCGTCTAATAGAAATTCTCTATCGGGATGCAAAAATATTTCTCGCTGATAATTATCTACTTTAGCTGACATAACCAAATCTATATCTTTAGTATAATCAACCCATGATAAACCCGACTGTAATACCTCTAAATCCAAAGGACATACAATCTTTTCTAGTGTATTATGATACACAAAAGATCGCTTAAGGAAAGTTATCTCTTCGATAAACTGGAAAGGTTTTTCTATTGGTTTTTTACTCGCATCCGTAAATCCAAGACCTAATGATTCGAAAAAATCTTTCATAGTAATAGCATTTAGTACATCGGCATGCTTAAATATAGCATTAACTTTGTCGTCTCCATACACGAAGTCGACTACATCTTTGATAAAATCAGTTATTGTTGGTTTAACTTTCTTGATGGATAACATTCTAAAATACCAAGCTGCTGTATACATTCGGTTAATTAAGCTATTAAAAATAGCAGTTAAAAAGTGACCTGATGCTAAAGAATGAGTTGTCAAAAACAAATCATCTAACATAACCACTAAAGAGTGAATTAAGCATTCTAAAACAACTGCTGCTACCTTAGGTCTCGCACCCGTATACTTTCCTATAATCACGTCAAATAAATCTCTTTGAAATTGTGGAACCATTCCTTTATCCCATTTAGCTACATCTCCTGCAAAGATTTGGCCTTTAGCTAGTCTTTTATACATTTTGGGCCATTCTTTAATAGGATTTATACCTACCATGACCATATTATAATCTCTATTTTGCAAGACTTGCTCTACAAACTTTCCAAAATATCGCTTAGCTAATATTTGCTGGATTATAGTTCCGACTCTAAAAGTTCGAGGATCACCATTCTTAGAATTACTTCTAACTTCATCTTTAGGAGTCTCAATCCAAAACAACTTATCCCAATCCTCTTCCTTCATAGACCCTGTTTCAACAGCTATCTCAAACTTATCAATTTCTTTTTTACAATAATCAGTTAAACAGCCTTTCTCAAAATCAATATACTTGTCTTTTTCCGGATAACAGCCATAACCATTTGATGAATCTTTATTAAGCCTATTTAATAATTCATTTCCAAGAACAACTTCATCCCAGGGCAAATCTGAAAATGATCCAAACATTGTTGATACCGCTTTTCGAGCAAACAAAGCCTCTTCCACATTGGGAGCTCCAGGAACAGCAAAAGCCGCCTTACCTATCTCTTTAACTGTGTGCCTTCCATATTTATCCAAAATGGCAGGCGTTCTCCCAATCGGATAGATCCCGTGGAGCGGAGAAGGACCAATATTACTCTTAAGTATAGCCGAGGCGAACATCTTTTTATCTAACTTTATAACGCTTGAATTTGGAGCATCATAATTTTTCATATCTAAAGGTAAAAGGTTCTTGTCATCAATCATATGTTTTTTAATAATCTCTCGAGTACAAGAAGACCAAGACATACCTATACCTAATTTCTCTGCCTTAGAACCTGCCACATGCATTCCTAAAATTCCCCTCTCAGGAGAGAAAATGACGGATCCACACAGGCCATTAAATTGGATATTATACAAATAAGCATTTTTCACAGTTACCACATTACCATCTGCTCTATAACTAAGTTCAGCGTTTTCTAACACCGCACCAACAGGTGATATAAGTTCTGAGGATACTAAAAAAGATGACTTATTAGTAAACTCTACATCATTTTTAATCCACGAAGCTAAATTCTTAAAAGGAGACGGATAAGACTCACTAAGTTTACATATCATAACGTCTTCTTCCACATTTCGATACACCACTCTAACATAATCTCCATCTATAAGCCTCTTATTATTAACTATATCATCATGGATAATTATCGAAAATCTTGACTCACTAGAAGCATGAGAAGGTAATATTATAGTTCTTCCAGATATCAAACAACGCATCATCATATCTCCTGCCTGCCTTTTTATAGTTATGTACTTTATATGCTTCTGCATCATCATTACACTATTATGAACGTTTGACGGATCAAATTTAAATGACTGTGAGTCAAAATACTGTTTCCAATTACGTCCTTTACTAAACTGAGACAATTCATAATCATAATTCTTTTTAGGTAAATGCATATCATACAAAATAGGAACAGGCTCTAAATTGTTCATAGGAGCTGCTACAATATCTCTGTCTCCAACCGTTTCTCCTTTAGTAGGATCTACGTATACAAGACAGGGAATCCCATTTTTATCATGGTAATAATCAACCGCATATCTAAAGCCATCTGATTTATAATACGCAGTAGTATCAAACCACCAAGATGACCCCAAAATCAGCCCAACACAACCTAGAGCTACAAAAACCACCGCATAATCACAAACAAAAGTTTTAATTTGAGAAGCATATGTAACCACGGTCTGTACAAAATCTGATATACAAGATTCTATAATCTCCCTAAAATAAGACTTAGGTTTCTCTTCTCCTTGAGCATCAAAAAACTCTAAATTTTGAAGTTCTTCCTGAATAATTTGCTTTTCAGAATCAGTTAATCTATTCTCAACCGCATAATTCTTCTTCATCAAATCAAAAATTTTAACAATCTTACAAATCCAAGATAGAAGTTGACTTCTATCTGAAATTTCCAGCTGAGCCGGGAAAGATATTTGTCTTTTATCCATTTCTTTTTTAAAATTCGCAGGAAAACCTTTCACAAATGATTGCTTATGTAAATCATAATGTTTAAACTCAATAATTCCCGCTATAAAATTTGAAGTTGCGACAACATTAGTAAAATCAAAAACATAACCTCTTCTCCATAAGGCTTGTATATCATCAATACAATCTTGCTTTGTTAAAGCTAAATTGAGATTCTGGAATCTATTAGTTGTCACAAAGATCTTATTACTATTAAAAAATTTTGTGTCCTTATTTTGAGCTTCAGCGCAATCTAATGGCATTTTCACAGATGAAACCATATTCATCAGTGGACGCCATTGAGACACACCATTCTGCCCTACATCATCCATATAAAATATGGGTTCGTTGTTATAATTGTCATAAAAGTCTTTTCCATCCATAACTGCTTTTACGCAATGAGCATAGAAAGGTTCTCCCAACGCTTCTATAACAGCATTCATAACAACTGATTTTTTCTTTCCAGGTGGGCCTTCAAAGACAAAACAAGTAGGTTCTACCCTACCAGGGTTTTCATATGCCTCAATTATCTTTATGTGCCTTTGCCACCTAGCTAGAATTTGTAATAATGCTGAGGATCTCCTAGTCCACTCTTTCAAAGAATGAGAGGACTCTACCTTAGCATTTAATTTCTTACTTTTCTCTCTAAACCCTAAATCCAAAAACACTTTACAGTCTTTGGCTGCTATCATTACCTGCTCTAAATCCCTTATCAATAAATGATCTGATGAACTTTTAAATAAAAGCATCAGATTATCTAAATAATCTCTCAAAAAAGAGGGTAAAGGTATTTTCTGAAGTAACCAGTCGATAGCATCTAAAATCGCTATAATAAAGTCATGAAAATACGAAATATCGTCAAGAATTTTAACTGACGACAAATATTGTGACTTCTTTATAATAGCAAAAAGCTTATCTGGTATAAAATTAGCGCACGCCATAGAAACTATTGATTCTAATCCTTGCGCCTCAAATCTACTAAAAGAAGAATATATTAAATATAAATCGATAACCATACTAACTACATTCATAGGGCAAAATTCCTTTTGCTTAAATAAGTCTGCTACTTTTATAAAAATAGAAGCAATCGAAAGTATATCCTTCTTAGAGATAGATTTGGAAAAATTTAACATAGACATTAACATACACCCTAATGTTCCCAAGTCGCTAAATACTTGTGAAATGTTACTAATTAAACCTTGAGGTTCAATAGTATCAAGAAATTGTTTTGTTTTAACTCTAGATTTACACCCAACAACGCGGAATTTTCTTCCACGAGATGTTATAACTGGGTATTCTAACCGAGAAAAAACTTCTTTCGAAATTTCTTTAATCTCACCTGTAACTACATACAACACATAATAATCGTTTTGTTTTTTAAATCTTGAGAACTGAGGTGCCATGCTAATGAGTGAACCGGGGCCTCTCAAACTAACGCAATATAAAACCGCAGTATATAGAATTACTTTAACAGGCCTCAATATAAATTATGTTGCTTCATACAATGTCTGGACGATAACACTTTCATATCAACGATTATAATACTTCCATGTTACCTTCAGGAACACCATATCAAAGGATCTTATATGAGCCGATGGTTATTTCATTTTCAACCGGACGCTAGAATTTACTGAGAGTGTTAGGAATTATTTTCTCTGAAAAAACTCCTACGTAAAGAAATAGAACAAACTAAAACTCTACAAAAAACAAAGAAAGACATGACTTAATAACTATAGACATAATTTGCGTGGCAGGTCTACCTGGCAAGCCTAACTGCATACAAATTATCATCGTAAGCTTTGATCACGTACAATCTAGACCTTTTTCACAAACGGAAAAAGACAAAAAGAGACTTTTATCACTTTATTCTAGAGGAAATGTGATATAAAAACCCCAGAAAAATTTTCCCAAATAGCTAGTATAGAATAGTCGTAACTATTCATACTCAC